TGTTTATATTTTACTATTATATAGTTACATAATAAAGTGAAAGGTTAGTATTTAAATAAAAATAGCCACCCGTTAAGGTGGCTATAGTTTTGTTAATTCTAATTAACTAGTGATTTAGTTTTATTTCATTCTTTTTTCTAAATTAGAATAAATTTCCATACCTTCATCAGTTTTAAACCAAGCAGCTAACGCTGAATATGGATGCTCGTCAAAAGGAACAGTTAATAATTTTTTATTATTAGATGACCAATAAAAAGTTCTTTGATCCCCTGATAATCTTATTATTCCTGATTCTACAGATTTTATACCAAAATTCCTAAGTTGTATATTTTCATCTGTAACTAGATCTATAAATAATTTTGGATTACCTCTAGCAAATAGTAACAAATCTCTTTTAAGTTCCTTAGAACTCATCTTAGATACTTCAGATCCAATCTCTACTCTCATTATAGCTTCAGCTAAATCGATATCTATATCTTTAGCTAACTTTAACGCCTCAATTTCGAACTCTAACCAATCTAATTGGTTTTCCGCTATTTTTATAGGTTGATGTTCTGTATAGATTATATTTCTCATTGGATGATATAAAGAAAGAAGTTTTTGTAGTATTACTTTATTTCGTGGTACTGATAACGTACCATTTCTAAAAATAATATGCTCCAATCTTTGATCGCCTTTCATTTCATCAACAAAACATGTTCTTTGATTAGAGCAATATTTTAATTCTCTTTCGTAACCCTTCTCTTCATCAAACCAATATATATTAGCTGATTTTATTGTTTTTGAAAGAGGTGTTTTACCTTTTAAATGATAAACTCTATCTTTAACTTCCCAAGTATTTTTTGGCTTAACCTCCATTTTAGGAGTTTTAACTTTAGGCTGTTCTTTAACAGCAACTGTTTCTTCAACTACAGGTTCTTCAACCTCAGTCATTTTTTTCTTTGTCATAATATAATATATAATATAATTAATAAAAATAAAATAGAGGCAGCGTTTTAGCTGCCCCTATCTTAAATAAATACTAGTTCAATAACATAAAGTTATTAGCACCTTGTACAACTAAACATCTTTCAGTTAAGAAGTTTACAGTCATAGCATCTAAATCAGATGAAACAGCACCAACTGAACCTGTAACCCAAGTTTTCATTTTTCTGCTTTCTGTGTTAGAAGCTCTGAATCGCATGTGTAAGAAAGGTCTTTTTAAGTTCTTTCCTAATTGCTGATCGTAAACAGTAGATGTTCCAGCTGGAATCATAACACCACGTATAGCACCAACAGTATTTCTATCGTTGATACCACCTCTTGTAGCCATGTCATTTAAGTATTTCCAGTCAGATTTATAGAAGTCATAAGAACCTCTTCTAAATCCTGAGAAACCTAAGTTTAATGCCATATTTTCGTCGTTATCAAATACTCCATAAGAAGTACCACCAGCTCCGTAAGAATTCATTGAAGCAAGCATGTCATCTATTGCAAGAGCTGTTGCTCTATTAACAAACATCATGTTTTCTTCAATAGCACCATTCTTATCGAACTCTGCTAAAATAGCGTCAAACTCAGCTAAATCAGTAGCAGCGTTAACACCAGTAACACCAGATGATTGATGACCTCTTGACTCGATAGCAGAAAATAAACCTTCAGTACCTTGTCTTTCATCAGTACCTACTACACCACCTAAAGATAAAGATGCTGTTGCAGCTTTTTCAGCTTCTATTAATGACATTTCACAATAATCATTAAAACGAGATCTAGTGTCTCCTTCAGCTTTTAAGTACCAGTAATAACCGTTTTGTCCGTCTTCACCAGATACTTCAACCCAACCAATTTGAGCAGCATCAGATCCTGATACTTCAAATTTATCTTTCATGATAATTGGTTTGTTAGTAAATGTAGTGAAAGAAGGTTTGTTAGAACCATCTCTGTTAGTCATAGTATTAAATGATGTTCCTTTTTTGTATTCAGAACCATAAACCATAATAGTTAAATTGTCTGAATCACCGAAACCAACATCGTTTAAATGCTCGTGAGAGTAAGGTTGAACAGTAATAAAATCTGTTGCACCACCAGAAGATGTAGCTGTAGAAGCGCCATCAGCATCAACTACAGAAACATAACATTTCGCAGTTAACGTTGGTGAAGCTACTATAACTGTATCTCCAACTCTAATACCGTGAGTAGTACCAGCATCATTACCATCAATATCAGTATCAATTTGAATAGTACTAATATTAGCAGTACCGATAGTACCTTTGTAAGATAGATGTAATCTACCTTGTTCTGACCAAATAACTTGGTCTGCAGACATAGCTTCTTCTGCACCTACTTGAGCAAGAAAACCCGAGATTGTTCTTTGTCCGAAAACCTCAGCTTCTTTGGCCATTAGGTCAGGAAGGTATTGCTGTGCCCACCCATTAGTTTGTATGTCCAAATAATTATCAGAAGTAGTTGCTTGTACAGAAGCTGCTCTTGAATTATAAGGACTAGGACTTGTAATTGCCATAATTTATAATTTTTTTAAGTTAATTTTTCTTTTTAATTTTGAAAGATCTGTTTTTCATATCAGAAGAAGTTTCACCTAATACCCTAACTTTTACACCGCCAGCTTCAAACTGACCATGGGTCTGTCTAGGATCTAAATTAATATTTTTATCTTTAGCTATTTGATTTTTAACCGCGTCTGCTTTACCTTGCTCATAAAAATGTTTCGCAATAGCATCAGCATTCATGGCTGTAAATAAAGATTTATGATAACCTTTAGCATCCTCAAGTGTATCATTTTTTTCGTTAGTAAACTTATTAACAAAATTGTTTATATCACTTTGAGTTGTCTTTACATTATCTACATCTTTAACATTAAACCTGTAATTCTTATCTCCAACGTTGTATTCAAAACCTTTGAACTCATTGTTAAAAACGTTATCAGTTTTCTTTAAAAATGTTTCTTTACTTGCTTCAGATAATTTCTTCTGCTCTTCAGATTCTTTATTGTATCTATTAAAGAAGTCAATAGCTTTCTGTTGATCACCAGTAAGTTTACTTCCTGCTTTAATTTCCTCGTAATATTTAGACTTTTGCCCGTCTAAGTAGGCTTTAGCCTCGGCAACTTGCTCTTTAAGGGCTATTTTCTTTTTACGTATTGTTTTCTCATCATCTAATTCCTCATCAACACCAAAAGTATCTTCTAATAAAAAAGCTCTTTCCTCTGGCGTTAAATGAGACTTAGTATTTTTATAATACTCATTTAACACATCGTCATTATCCATTTCAGAGGTATCTCTATTTAACCTTACATAATCATTTAGATCTCCACCTGTTTCATTCATGAACTCAACGAGTTTTTGAACATTTTCAGGTAATGGCTTCCCAGTGACCTCTGATTCTATAACAGCTTCTTTTAACTCTTTTTCTATAACACCTTGTTCTTTGAGGTCCTCTACTGAAACCTCTTCGATTATTGGTATATCTTCTTTTACCTCTTCTACAGCCTTTGGTTCTTCTTCTACGTTTTCTTTTTCTTCAACAACTTCAGGAGGTGGTTTACTTAAATCTACCTTTATGACATTATCGTCATCCGTAGATGTAAATCTACCTTTTTTATCTCTTAGTTGTTCTTGTTTTACTTCTTCAACCTTTTCTATAGGTTGTTCTACTGTCTTTTCGACAGCTTCTTTGTTTTTCTCCATAATAAAATTTTATAAAATATTAAATATTAGAAAGGCGAGAATTTATTTGTCCCCGCTCCTCCTGTAAGTATATCATTACCTGATGATTCAAATTGTTTATCAGCATCACCCTGTTTTCTTTGCTCAATCATGTTCATTTGATGATTAGCTTGTCTATCAACTCTTTCATCTTTCCTATCTTCTCTTTTATTTTCTTTTTCTTTGTCTGTGTCTTGTTTAGATTCTTCTAATTGAGAGTTTAAGTCAAATTCAAATTGCATTAGTTCTTTTTTAGCCTGAACCTCAGCTTGTAAAAATTGCGTTTGCAATTGGTTTTTAGTTTGTTCTAACTGAGCCTCAGCCTGTGTTTTAGCTTGAGCTTTTTGCATTTCAGCTTGAGCCGCCGCTTGTTGTTGTTGTGCATTAGCCGCTGCTTGTGCTTGGATATTTTGCTGCTGCATTGCTTGATCTTTAGACATTTTAGCTTTTCTTTTTACCTTTAGTAGTTGATTAGCTAATTTAACGTTTCTTATAGATCGCAAATCTATAGCATCATCTAAATCAATAGACTGTTGTGCTATAGCTGCTTGTATATTATTTTCTAACATAGCCTTCTCTTCTTCGTCTGGTAGCAGCTCTATAAATATACCAAAATCATAAAGATGTAACTCTGTTAATTCTTCTAACGTAGCAACGTTATGCGCCCCAATAGCTTGTATAAATGCTTCTTTAGTTGGAGAGTACTCAATAATATCAGATATTCTTAGTGACATACACTCTGCCACCTCCGCTGTTAAGTATAACATTGATTGTAATATATGTCTTGTCGCAGTGTTTGAATTTGCAGCTGCTAGTTTTTGAACACCAACTAACGCGTTTTTATCTGGAGTAGCGGCATCTCTTGCTTCGTTTAACCCAGTAGTATCTCTTATCATTTGTAGATAATAGTTATACGTAGTAATTAAACTTTGGATTTTATTTCCACCACCACCGTTTTGTATTTGTTGAATTGGCACTTTAGCCGGATTACCGTCTCCGTCTCCCGTGAAGCTCCTACCAATAACAGAACCAGTTTGGAAGAACATGTTTAAAGCCTCTTGCGGATTATAATTTGTTCCGTTACCAAGATCTACCTCAGCTATACCATCTACGTCAAGATATACACCATCTGGCACCATTCTTGACATTACTTGTTGTAACTTTAAATGAGTAAGTTGTATCATATCTGCGAAACCAGTTATTCTACTAACTATAGATTCTAACTTTCCTTTGTACATTCTAGGAGCTACTATTTGGTAATTCATTTTAACGCTACCAAAATCAGAATCACTCCTCATCATGTTATCAGCCATTTTCCATTTTAGTAATTTATCTGCACCTATTAAATACACGCCCTCGTATAATACCTCAACAACTCTTTCTAATTTCTGAAAATTTCCATCCATGCTTTCTACAGGAGGATCAAACGTGTCATCTTTTTGAATAACCTTTTCAGCACCACTACCCATAGTCTTTAATTTATAAACATCGTTCATGTGAGTTTTGTAATTAAAGTAGAGCACTTCAATTTTATTTTTATCCGCGTTAAGTCTATAATTATTTTGACTATATACAGTTCTACCAGAGTTATCTATTATTTCTTTTATTTCATCTTCCGTTAAATCAGGAAATTCTTTTACTAATTCGTTTATTGGCACTTCCTTTATTTCACCAATATAATATACATCCTCGAAATATGGCGACTCGGTATATGAATAAACTAAATTAGCTGGATCAACATATTTCGCTTTAGCACCTTCTGTCCAGTCAAAAGTAGTTTTAGTAGCACCTATGCCTAATGTAACTAAATCATAAAGACATCTTCTTCTAACTAAATCATAATCACTGTTCTCCATTAAAACATCTATAGCCTGTTCTTCTGCTATTTCTATAGCTTGCTTATACCCAATTTGCATATGTAAAGCTAACTCTTCTTCATTATCTGGTAAAGTTTCTGGGTTATTTTCAGATATATCTATACCAAATTGTTCTTGTACTAAAGTACTGAAATCTTTAGCTCTCATGTCTCTTAATAGAGATTCCATGTATTCAGTTCTTTTACTAACACCGTACTGGTCTTGTGCATAGCAGCTTATTTCGTAATTTCTTTGTGACATTCCGTTAACGACTATATCAACGAATTTAGGAATAATTGGAACAGGCTTCCAATCTAAGTTAAGGTAGGATAAATCACCATTTATAGATAATTCATTTTTATATTTTTGAACTGATTGCTCTCCTCTCGCGTACAATCTCAATTGATGGTAGTTATTTATATTACCGTCAAATTTAGAAGTAACTCCAGTGAACCATTCCTGTCTTATAGCTTTTGCTACTTTAAGTCCATAATCTTCGGACAATTTTTCTAAATCACTAACCGCTTGAGATGGAAAATTTATATGAGCGTCTGATATCATACTTTATTATTTATTATTTTCGATTGAAATCCTCTATTATTATATTTCAATATATTTATTGATACGGGTTTTTTATTCTTATCTGGATTTGGTCTATACAAATGTCTGTTGCAAGCCATTATTGCTAACCCAGTGCTAATTGAAGCATCATGCTTAGTCCTTTTGTTTATATCAAATTTAGACCAATCATTTAGTGTTTCGTTGAAATACATTGTACCATAAGTACCATCTTTTAATAATCCAACGTGATCGTTTATATACATTTCTATTGCAGCAGCATGAGCTTGTTTTATATCTTCACTAGAATTAGGTATTCCACCAACTTCTTTCTCTGCTACAGATAATTTGTTCCAAATCTTGTCTGGCCTGTTCATACTAAATCCTCTGTAACCTCTTCTACGTAAATAGTATAATAATCTCGGTTTATTATTCTCTGCAAGTATTGGCATTCCATAAAATACTAAAGACATTAAAACATCTTCAAAAAATATTTCAGCCGTTTGTGGTCTTGCTATGTACTCTAAGAAGAACGTGTTGGCTGGAGCATCTTCCATTGAGAATTTTGTTAATCCATGTAAAGCTCCTTTTGATCCTGCTCCATCCACTGTTCCTGATATATCGTACGAGTCACAACCAAAAGAACCCATATGCTCATTTCCTGGATATTTTGCGCCATTTTTTAAAATAACATTATTTTGTAATTTAAAATTTGGTACCCAACTTACTTTAAATCTCCCTTTAGGATCTGGATTAAAAGTTACTCTAGTGTCTTTAACTCCATTAGCCCATTGAAAGTTACCAGGTGTTAACACAGATGAATTTCTATTTCCTTCGTTATAATCTATTTGCTCATATATTTTTATAAGATTAAACAAACTATGACCAGTTTCATCTCTAAAAGCGTGCTCTTCAGTTCTCGGGAACTGACGGTAGAATTCATTCAAAGCGTCTTGATCATCCCTTAATCCATCAGCTTCGTTTTCCCAATGATCTATTACCCCGTAATCTATCTCTAATCCGTGTGGATCAAATGATTGTTCTCTAGGAGAGTTAAATACAGGTTGTCCGTATTCGTCGATGAAACCCTCGTAATTCCATTCCATAGGAATAAACAAAGAATATAATCCTGACTTAGTCTGTCCATTTCTATTTCGCTTTGTAACATCTGAATTGTTGTATAAGTTCTTAAAATTATCACCACCTTTATCTAATGCGTTAGAAGTAGATCCCATCATACATTTTCCAACTACCCTACTACCTAGTCTTAAACAAGTTTTTGTAACTCTCCAGTTATTTTTTATATTATCAGGTCTCTCCCATTTACCACTTTCATCATGTACTAATAGTGAAAGTTTCTCACCATCATAACTATTATCACCTGTATTTTTCCAGTCAATAGTTGTATCAAGTCCTTCCATATCATCTTGCTCTTCTCGCTCCCTCATTTTCTTACGAGTAAACTTCTTTGCGGGGACTCTATAAGCGAGTTCGGACTTTGGCCGGTCCATACCGTCCTGTATTGGCTTGAAGAAGAATGGGTAATTTAAACTAATTGGTACTACTTTGTCGGTGAACATTTTCTTTGCATCACTACCAGTTTTAGAAAGTATCCCAAATCTACTATCACTAGCTAATGTAGCTAAATTAACAGTTTCAGCTGAACTCATAAATGAAAAACCAGAACGTCTATTTTTTAAATAACACATTCCGTAACTTCTTTTATCCGCCTTACAAGCCTCCCAAAATATAAAGAATAATCTATTTGCCTCTCTATAATCTGGAGCTCCAACATCAATCTTGCTCCATTGTAAGTACATATAGTGCGTGCCTGTTATATATGTTGGTTTACCATTATTCATAAACCAAAACCCTTCGTCTCTTCTCTTAAACTCTTCATCTATATATCCGTAATGTTTTTCTTTAAAATCATCTGGATAATCCTGCCAATCAAATACAGTTTTAATTCTTTTGAAATCAGAGTTAGATGGAAATCGTTTCCATTTCTGCTTTGATTGTGTTTTACTACAACAATATATTTCTTTTGGTTGTTTAGGTAAGGCTATTTGAAAGCCTTGTATTTCTAGTACTTCACCTATTTGACCTGTTTTAGATATAGAAACTATATCAGCTTCTTTATTATAACCGTATTTCCATTTTTTAGCCTTATTAAGCCTTTTAATGGTATTTATTTTTATAGGCTCTACAACCTTATATAATGTTTGTTGATACATTATTTAGATCTTCCTTCTGCGAATCCCTTGAAAGTAACTTTCTTTTCCTCTTCCATCGGTTTACCCTCTAACATGTTTTCTTCCTCATGGATTCTGTTTAATATTTCAAACGCATCAAATATAGCTAGTTTCTTTGTTGCTGCGGCATTCTTTAATCTATCCGCCGATATATCCTCATCTGAATCAACTATTTCTTCTCTAGCAACTTTAATTAGTTCTTCAACCGCTTTATGCCCAGCTTGGATTATATTCTTTTTCGTTTCCTTTATATTCATATTTAATTGTAATAAATTTATTTAAAACTCTATATAATCTTTGTTCGTCTATAACAAACTCAAATTCACTACCAGGTTTAAACCCTACTAACTCTTCTTTATTAAACTTACCATCGGAGTATTTAATTATACCCATTAATGGCATCTCGTTACTTATGTTAAAATTGTTAATAGATTTTAATGGTTTTATAAAACTAAACCCTGGCATAGCTCTCCAATCTTCTTTCTTATAAAGAAAAATTTGATCACTTGATACTATATATTTATTATCTTTCCAGTATGATCTACTATTTCTTTCCTTACCTTTAATATCGTTCCATCTTCTAAAAACATTATGATGAATTATAACTTCATCATTCTCACTTATAGGTGACTCAAACAACAATGGTGTATTGATTACTTTAGCTTTTCTATTAACATATTGGTGATTAAACATCTCTGTGTTAAGTATTAAGTCTTTATCACCTACTTTTTTAGAATTATTATATCTCTCACCTATTGGTGATACTACAAACTCTTTATAAGCCCTCATTAATATTCTAAATTATACTCAATAGATATAGCCATGTTTTTATTAAAATCTTTCCATGGAATAACTATATCTCCCTTTCTTATATAAATACAATATTTATCTTCCTCTTCTATTATATCACAAATCTTGTGACCACCGTAAACCTCTTGTCCTACAGAGTAGTGCATAGAATCGTTTTTATAATCTTTACCTATAGTGATTTTCCTGATGATATTATTTTTCATCTTTAGGCCAATTTATAGTTCCATCCATTATGTTTATATCAAAAGAACCATACTCTTTAGAAAATACATCTTGCATTTCTAGTATTTTCTTCTGTGATATACTTAAATCATGAAGCAATGTATGTTTCTGTGCTTCGAGTTTACCAATATTGAATTGTAAACTATTTATGACGTTTACCACGTCTTGCATTCCTTTTAAGTGCTCGTCAGATATTTTATCCGCTTTTGGTTTTAAGTCAACCAACTTTTCTTTATTTCCCATTATATTTAATTTTATTTAATTTAATTTTTTTAACACGAGGTATATCCAGCAGTTTTCCCGTCTACAACTTGTACACTAAAGTACCTACCTCTATCAGGACCTACTTTGATATATCCATTCGCCACGTTAAATTCGTCAGCTTTTCTTTTCTTTACAATAATAGGGTCACCTGTAGTTAAAGGTAAAGCACTATTTCCACCATGGTAGTAGGTAATATTAACATCACCGTTCATAACCCCGCAAGCAGCACTACCTTGTACGGCAGATCCTTGAAAAGCTCTAAAGTCTTTTGCAAGATCAACTTCTTTTTTTCTTTTTACCATTACGGCCTTATTTTTACCCTTAATTTGGGCCATACTATTATTATTACCTAAGGCCATTAGTATCCGAAGTAAACTACTATACCACTAGTAACACTATCTTTTATTCTAAGTGAAGACCATCTACCATATATAGTTATTCCCGCTGCTAAAACAACACTACCTATATTATCTAAAGCTCCCGTAGCGTCCCCACCTATTGCTTCGTCAGCATCGTATAGTGTTCCGCCATCACCAGTTCCATTTGCCACAACAGTTGTTCCAATAAATTTAGCGTTAGCGTCATTAACTGGAATTAGTTCATCTAACTGAGTTGTTCCAATAATAGAAGTAATAGATGTTATAACCATTCCGCTTGGTGGTATAAATCTTTTGTCTTGACTAGATATATATACACTACCAAGTTGGCCTTGGTTATATGCTACGTTTTGTGAATTCATAATTATTTATTATTTATTTGTTGTTGTTCATTTTTCTTAGACGATCCGCCGAAAAAGAAATCGACCACCGTGTTTACCTTAGCACTCATAGCACCGAATATTGTTGATATAAAGCTTATTTCAAATTCTCCTAGGTCTATATCACCCATCATGAAGAATCTAAACATTACAAAACTTAAAGCGAAATATGCTACCGTGAAGAGTGTGGCAAGTATTTTCTGAATAAGTGCATCGTCTTTATACAAATCTCTAGCGCTCTTTCTGTCTTCGACTTCTTTTGCAAAAGCTTCGGCTTCGGCTTCGAGTAGTAATCTTTTAAGTGCAAGTTTGGCTTCATCTCGCTCTTTGTCTGTTGTAATAACTTTATCAAGTATTCCTTCTGCATTTTCTACTACTTTACCGAATAAGCCACCTACTAAATTTTTTATCATCTTTCATTATC